ACCACGACGCCTCGTTCGTGGCGAAGCTGGTCGAGGCGGGTAGCTGATCTCTCGCGACGCCCCCACGCAGAACGCCCGGCGGGGGCATGGATGCCTCCGCCGGGCCGTTGCGTTTCAGGAGGACCCTATGGCCGATCTCTGCCCTGTCCGTCTCGTGAAGGCCTACCGCGGCTACAAGGCCGGCGCCGTGGTCCAGGCCACGCCTGGACTCGCGGAGCGGCTCGTCGAGGATGGCACGGCGGTCCGCGAGACGCAGCGGTCGCTGCTCGAGCAGGCCCGCGACGGCCGCGTCGAGCGGGCCGTGGCCGCCCCGGCCGTGGAGACCAGGAGCACGCCGTATGCCCACTAAGGTCCGCCTGGCTGGCTCCACCAGCCGCGTCGTCCGGATCCGCAGCACCTCAGCCCCGCGCGAGATCGTGGTCACCTTCGCCACCGGCGAGGACCTGCCGACGGGCGATCTGTACGCCACGGCCACCAACGGCGACGACACCGTGAACATGGACGTGTTCGACGCCACCGGCAGCGACGGGGTCGTGACGGTGATCGCCACCATCGACCCGAACGACTTCGAGGCCTACGGCCCCCGCGTCTGGCGGCTAGAAGTCGGAGTGCTCGACGAAGGGTCCGGTGGGTCTGGCGACGACGCCGCGTACGTCATGTTCGCGGGTTCGGTCGTGTTCGAGCAGGTGATCGCCAAGGTAATCGCATCGACCACCATCCAGGAGGCGGCCTCGTGAGCAAGCCCGACACGCTCCGCGTGATCTCCCAGCCCGAGGCCGAGCCTGTGACGCTCGCCGAGGCGAAGATGCAGCTGGCGATCCAGGAGACGTTCGACGAGTTCGACAGCCTGATCGCCGACAAGATCGCGGCCGGCCGCCGCTACATCGAGAAGCGGCTCGGCCAGACGCTGGTCGCCACCGAGTACCGCGCGACCTGGGCCGAGGTCCCCGCGGGCCGCGTTCTCAATCTGCCGAATCCGCCGCTCCTGACCGGCTCGGTCTACGACCTGGTCGTGACCGTGGGCGGGGAGGAGGTCGACGCCGGGGACCTCGAGGTCGACGAGGACGCGATGCCGGCGAAGGTGACAATCCCGGCGAACGTCTCCGGAAAGGTCGTCGTGACCTACTGGGGCGGCGTCGAGCCGGGCGATCCGATCGAGCCGCCGCTGAAGGCGGCCCTGCTCATGTTCGTCGAGCACACGTTCAAGAATCGCGGGATCGTCGCGGAGGATGGCTCGGTCGAACTGCCGCAGGCGTTCGAGGCCCTGCTCGCCGCCTCCAGCCACTCGGGGGCCTGGTGATGGGCGTCGTCGCGTCAGGCCGGATGCGGGAGCTGTTCGCGATCGAGTCTCCGACGGAGACGCGGAACGCGGTCGGCGAGCTCGTCCAGGAGTGGACGGAGGTCGGCCGGACGTTCGGCTCCTACGACGCCCTGTCCTACAACGAGCAGGCCCGCCGCGGGCAGGTGGGCGGCACGACCTCGGCCACCGTCATGATCCGCTACTACCCGGGCCTCCAGGCGAATTGGCGGCTGCGGTGGATCTCGCGGGACGACCGCCTGCTCTACATCTCGGGCGTGATCGAGCAGGGATTCCGCGAGGCGATGGAGTTGTCCGTGGAGGAACAGGCCGCATGATCTCGTTATCGTGGAACTCCAACTTTGAGCCGAACTCCTACGACGCCGACCGGCACATCCAGGGGCTCATGAAAGCCTTCCAGGCTATGCCGCGGCACATTGCAAAGAAGCACATCAAGGCCTCGATGCGGCGGACACTGAAGCCCGGCGTGCCGATCTTGCGGAGCGTGACGCCACCGGTCGGCACCCGGCGAGGGCGCCGCAGGAAGGGCGAGAAGGCGAGGTCGACCGGCGAACTGCGCCGGAGCGTGACCGTCAAGGTCGGCCAGACGGGAAACAACAAAGACTTCGGCGCCTTTGTCTGGGGAGTGCTCGGGTATCGGTTCAAGGGCCAGGACAGAAAGGCGATCTGGCTCAACTACGGGACCAGGAACGGCGTGCGCGCCTACGACATGATCGGCCAGGCGATGGCACGACTCGGGCCCATAAGCGCCCAGAAGCTCGCGACCGAACTGGCGGCGGCGATCGAAAAGGCCGCGGCCGAGATCGCCGCCGGCAAGAACCAGGGATACAGGGGCTAACCCATGCCAGGCTCCGGCGACACTCTGATCCAGACCTGGCTCCGCGAGACGCTGGAGTCGGCCACCGGCTGCGACGCCTGGCCGCTCCTCGGGCCTGCCGGCGACCCGCCCTACCTCATGTTCTCCCAGGCCGGCCAGGCCGACGAGGACACGCTGGAGGCCGACTCCGAGACGCTGACGACCGGGACGTTCACCGTCGAGGTCTACGGGGCGACCTACACCGAGGCCCACGAGCTGGCCCTCGCCTGCCGGCGGGAGCTCCGCAACTTCGCCGGGGCCTCTGGCGACCTGACAATCGCCCGCGTGTTGATCGTCGACAGCAAGGACTCGGACCCCGTGTTCGAGGAGGGGCAGAACAAGCCCTTCGCCTACGTCGTCGAGCTGACCCTGTCGATCTCTTGGATGGAGTGATCCCATGGCCGTCCTGTCCTCGCTCCCATCGCCCGGCCCTTCGCTCCCGGCCGGCTGCACGAACGTCAAGGTGAAGACGAGCGCCGCAGATCCGGCGAGCTCGTCGAATAAGGTCGACGTGACCACGCTCTCGGACAACCAGCGGATCTACGAAGACGCGCCGCTCGTGGACGCCGGCGCCGGGGCCGACGACGGGGGCGTCACGCAATCGGTGACATGCTCTTTCTTTGGCGTGGCTCCCGAGCCGTCCGAGCCTGGCGCGACCGGCTGGGTCTGCACCGAAGTCGAGACCGAGTACGCCGTCGGCGACATGGTCAAGGGGACGGCCACCTACGTTTACAAGGCCCCGGGGGGTAGCTGATGCCAACGCCAGCCAACGGCAACACGCCGACGATGCCGGTCTCGGACTTGACGAACGTCAAGATCAAGAAGGTCGGCTCCGACCCGACGAGCTCGAGCAACCGGCTCGACGCCTCGACTCTGGACCTGCCGGCCGGATCGAATCGCGTCTACGTCGACGGCCTGCCGGACAGCGGAGCCGGATCCGTGGGCGGGATCACGACCACGATCACCTGCTCGTTCCTGACCTCCTCCGCTCCGACCGCCGGCAACAACTACACCATCGACGGCGTCGAGTGCCGCTGCACCGAGGCCGAGGTCGAGTACGCCGTGGGCGAGCTCGTGAAGGGGACGGCGACCTTCGTGTCGATCCCGGCCGGATCCTGATCACGGGGGCACCATGGCGAGCGTGTCCCAGGGGTCGACCGTCTCCTTCGACGGCAATCCGATTGGCTCGCTCGTCGGCTTCACGGCGTCCCCGGCCCAGGCCGTGACCACCGAAGCCACCACCGTCAGCGCCACGATCTACGGGACGGGCGTCGACTCCCGCGTCGTCAAGAAGCTGGAGTGTACGGCGATTGACCCGGGGACCGTATCGGTCAGGCTGCTCGGATGCCCGCCGTATGCGGTGAGCGACATCGGGACCAAGGCTCCACTCGTCGTCAACTTCGACGGCGGAGGGCTCGAGTGGGAAGCCATCCTGATGTCGTTCGAGGTCGAGGGCTCGGTCGGCGAGCTCCTCCGTGGTACGGCGACCTTTCAGTTCACAGGTGCATGACATGCCGAAGCCCTTGGATGACCTGCTCGCTATCGCGGACGAGCCGATCGAAGTGACGCCGCCCCGCTCGAAGTCGACGATCCGCCTCCGCTGGCCGTCGTTCGAGGAGTGGCATTCGCTCTCGGTCGCCCACCGGCAGCTCGACGGCAAGGACCCGCCGGCCGAGCTGATCGCCCGGACGGTGGCGATCTGCGTCGCGGACGAACGCGGGGAGCGGCGATACAAGGACGCCGACATCCCGGCCGTCCTCGCCACCAGCCCGCGTCTCCTCATGTGGCTCTATGTGAAGGCGTGGGAGACGGTGCTGCGGAACGACGAGAAGGCCGTCAAGGACGAGGAGGGAAACTGAGGGGCGAGCCCTGGCTGACGTTCGTCCACCGGCTCGCCGCACACCACAGAATCCCGAACGTCTCCGACCTGTGTCGGACCCTGTCGGTCCGCCAGGTCAGGCGGTGGCTGGCGTTCTACCGGCTCGAGCCGTTCGGCAACGAATGGCGGCGGACCGGCCGGGCGACGGCCCTCGTCTGCCGGGCCCTGAACGCGAAGGTCTCTGAGGAGTTCGAGGACATGTTCCTCCCAACGTATGACCCGAGCCGGCCGACGCAGACGCCCGAGGAGATGGCCCGCGAGCTGGCGAAGCTGAAACACCTAGCGAAGCCCAGACCACGCAAGGACGCGAAGTAATGGCCTCGACAATCGGCAAGGTCCGAGCAGTATTCACCGCGTCCACGTCCGGCCTGACTGCCGGAGTGAACAGCGCCGCCGCGAGTATGCGCCGCATGGAGGCCAGCGTGGCGAGCCTGCGGGGCCCGCTCAACAGCCTCGTCGCGATCCAGGGGGCCCAGCTCTTCGGGTCGATCGCCTCCACCGTCTCACAATACGCCCAGTCTCTGGCCGGTCTCGTGGGCTCGACCACCGAGGCCGTGTCGGCCCAGAACGACCTTGCGGCACGGCTGGGCCTGACCTACGCCGAGCTCTCGGGCCTGACGCTCGCCGGGTCGATGGTGGGCGTATCGATGGACCAGATCGGCGGGGCGATGACGCGGGCCCAGGTCGCGTTCGCCAACGCCGCCAACGGCTCGCAGCCGGCCATCGCGGCCTTCGAGCGGATCGGCCTGTCGGTGGCCGAGCTCAACGGCCTCTCGGCCGAGCAGCAGTTCGAGGCGATCGCCCAGGCGATCGCCGAGCTGCCGACCGAGGCCGAGCGGGCCGCGGCCGCCGTCCGCATCTTCGGCCGGGCCGGGGCCCAGCTCCTGCCGCTGTTCAACGAAGGGGCGGCCGGGATCCAGGCGGCCCGGGCGGAGGCCGATCGGTTCGGGCTGTCGCTGACGAACGCCCAGGCCGGCAACGTCGACGCCATGGGCGACTCGTTCGACCGGGCGAAGGCCGCGATCACGGGCGTGATCAACCAGGTCGTGGCCTACCTGTCGCCGGCGGTGACCGCGGTGACGACGGCGTTCTCGGACCTGATCGGCAGCATCGGCGGGGCCAACATCGGCCAGGCGATCGGCGAGGGGATCCTCCAGGGGGCCCGCTACCTGGCCGAGGTCGGCGACGCCCTGATCCCGTACATGCAGTCGGTGTTCTCCTACTTCTCCCAGGTCGGCGGGCAGTGGAACGCAGTGTGGGATACCGCGACCCGCGTCGGCGCGGCGTTCGCGGCGGTGGGCCGTTTCATCCAGGGGGCGTTCCTGACGCTGGTGGGTGTGTTCTCCGGGATCGGGCAGGCGATCCTGACGGCGGTCCGTGCAGCCGCTGGCGCCCTGGGATTCGACACGCAGGGGCTGGACACGGCGTTGGCGGCTCTGGATGGATTCAACAGCCAGCTGAACACCGACATCGCCTCCGCGTTCAACGCCGCCGGCGAGAATCTCCAGACGGTGTTCGGTGAGGCTGGCACGGCCGCCGGAGAAGCGATCCCAGGCCCGCTCACGCAGACCATCGACCAGGCGATCGCCGCCGCCCGCGAGGCGGCCGAAGGCATCGATGTGGCGGCCTCACAGACCGTCGAGGTCAAGATCGACCCGACGCCGATCAAGCAGGCCGTCCAGGGCATCGACTCCCGCAGTTCCGAGGGGATCAAGGAGATGTTTCGGATCATGCGGGGCGACACCGGCGACCAGGTCCAGGAGCGGATCGCCCGCGGGATCGAGCGGGTCGCGGACAACACCGAAGACCTGGGCGACCGCGACGACCCCGAGGTCGCCGAACTTGCTCCGGCGGCGGGAGGATAAGCCATGGCGATTTTGTGGTCCGAAGAGATCCCGAAGGAGCGGAGCGCCTCGGGCAAGTTCAAGGACGGCACGTCCTACAAGCGGGCGTTTTTTGTTCGCACCGACTCCATGACCGAGTCGCTCGTCGACATCTCGAACGCCCCCGGGATCGGCTTCCAGGCCGAACACCCGGACGATCCGTCGGCCCTGATGAAGTCGTTCGACATCAAGCCGGCCGACGACTCGGGCCTGCTCTACGTCGTGTCCTACGACTACGCGAAGGCCGACCCCGGCGAGAAGCCGGAAGACCCGGAGGAGCCGGAAGAGCCGAAGCCGGGCTCGATGGAGTTCCGGCCCCCGGTCTGGGGCGGCTCGTCGAGCGTGGTCACCGAGCCGGTCTACAAGGACCGCGACGGCGCTGTCATGACCAACTCGGCCGGCGACCCGCTCGAGGGGCTCCAGGCCGAGCGTGCCGAGGAGAAGCTGACGCTGACCCAATACTACCCAAGCCATGCCGGATGGCAGCAGCTCGCCCGCGAATACACCAACGCGATCAATAACAACGACTGGAACGGCGGGATCGCCAGGACGTGGAAATGCCAGGGGTGCTCGAAGAAGCTCAACATCGAGAACAAGGACGGCGAGACGATCGTGTATTGGGAGATCACCTGGGAGTTCGCGTACAAGGCCGACAAGTGGCAGCTCTTCCCGTGGGACATCGGCTTCGCCCAGAAAGTGGACGACGACGGCAACCCGTCCACCAGCGGCACCAAGCGGGCCCAGATCAAGGGGCAGGACGGGAAGGGAGTCCGCCAGCCTGTCGCCCTGGACGGAGCCGGACAGGCGAAGGCCGCCGGCGAGGCGCCGGACGCTCTGGAGTTCGACATCTACCAGGAGAAGGACTTCACGACCCCGTTCGGTGAGCTCTTCACACCAGGGCAACCGGCTGGCGGTGGCGGCGGCGGTGGCGGCGGCGGTGAAGGTGGCGGGGGTGAAGGTGGCGGGGGTGAAGGTGGCGGGGGAGAGTGACGCATGGCGCGCCGTCTCGACGGGTCCGATCGTGGCGTCTTGATCACGCGGGAGAGCGCCCGCCGGATCCAGAGCGTCGTTCAACAGATCGAAGGCGGGAGCCGCGACATCCCGCCTATGCCGCTGCGGACGGCGGGCGACGATGGCGATCCGGTCCGGATCGGCAAGACGACCGCGTCGTGGGACAAGGGAAGCCTTGCGACGATCACGCTCTACGAAAACGGCACGCCGCCGAACGAGACGGCGACAAGCCCGGCCGAGACGCTCGCGGACTGCGTGAACAAGTTCGGAGACGTTCAGGCGGATAAGTGGGTGGCGCTGGCACGGGCGGCGAATGGCTCGTGGTACCTGATCGCCGCGGAGTGCTGATGGACATCCTCGCCGCTCTCGTTGCCGATCCGACGCTTCTGCCGCTGTGGGCGGTGATGCTCTTCGCGGCCGGAATGTATCCGATCGGGATGATGTTCGGCTGCTCGGCCTGCTGCGGCTGCAAAAGCTGCTGCCGCGACGCGGTCGGCCAGGTGGTGGTCGACTTCTCCCTGGAGGGAACAGGGCCGCAGATGGTCAAGGAGGTCCCCTTCGTCGCCAATGGATTCAACGGCTCTCTGCCAACCATCGGGGCCGGATACAACGAAGATGAGGAGCTTGTGGGGACTGGCAACATCCCCATGTTCATCCTCACGGGCGAGGAAAGCGGCGCGCGGGTGCTGGTGCGGGCGGTGAATAACTACTCGGGGGCATACCTCCCCGGGCCGCCGTTCTACGGCTGGAGTGGCACGCTCGATTCCCGGTCGCCGTTTTTGGTGCAGCCGATTGTCCGCATGGGGAACCAGTACCTCACGGATTTCATCGACGGCGAAAGTGTGACAGTCACACCGACGCCGGCCGCCGATCTCGTCGAGGAGCCGAGCTTGACGGCGGTGGTCGGTGACTGTGAGTTCAACGAGACGCTCCAGATCTACGAGAAGCTGCTCGCATTCTCGGGCAACCCGGGGAAGTGGACGCCGATCGATTCCCCTCCTGTGGTCGACTTCACGGTCGACTGCCAGGCCGACGAGGGGACGGTGGTCTTCGACGTTGCGGAACGTGACCGGAAAAAGCCGGCGTTCTGTGACACTTGCAACATCGTTGTGGAGCGGCTCATGCCGCACCCGGCGTCGTTCCTCCTTAACCCCTGCTCTTCGGGTTCGAACAACCTGGCCGACGTTCACTCGTTCGCGGCCGAGACGAGCGCTATGAGCGTCTCCGTCCCGCTCTCGGTCTTCGGCTCGGCGGAGTGCCCGGACGAGATCACGGCGTCGGCGACGACATCGTGGTGGGGGTTCGGCGGCGGGTGCTCCAAGACCGACCTCTACACGATCGCCCGCGCCGAGCAGGACTGCGTCCCGTTCGAGTCGTGGCCGGTCGACCCAGCCGATCCGCCTGACAACTACCTTGAGCAACTGGTCAGGCTGTCGGCCACGGCCTGCTTCGGCTCCGGGTTCGCCGGGATCGCCACTGAGCCCACCGGCGGACCGGGCGACGGCGGGCCGATCGCGGCCGTCGCTGTCACCGAGCCCGGCGAGGGGTACGCCGAGATCGGCCGCGTCGAGCCGTCGGTGACGATCACCGGCACCGGCTCCGGGGCCGACCTCGTGGTCTCGCTTGAGCAGACAAACGACGCCTGTGGCCGGCCGCGCTGGCAGATCGCATCGGTGAGCGTTGGTCTCGGAGGCGGCGGCAGCGGGTACGTCGACGGCGAAGAGCTCGTCGTGACGGTCGACGCGCCGGGCATCGAGGAGCAGGCGGCCGCCCCTGTGGCCGTTTGCGGCCGCGAGGAGCCGAGCCTGGTCGCCGACTTCCCGCTCGGTGGCGGCAGCGGAGCCGATCTGACGATCTCGCTGGTCCCGCAGACGACGCCCTACGCGAACACATGGAAGGTCGACGAAATCACTGTGGTCGACGGCGGCAGCGGCTGGACCTACGGCGACTACATGACGGCGGTCGGCGCGACCGAGGACGACATCTCCGTATCGTCCTTGGACGCCACCATCCACACCGCAGTCTCCGAGCCGACCATCACCTTTGGCGGCGGCAGCGGGACGGGGGCCGACCTCGCGGCCTCGTATAGCAGCAACGGCACGACCTACGGACCCGAGACGTGGTCGATCGCGTCGATCGCCATCAACGCCGGAGGCACCGGCTACCAGAGCGGCGACGTGCTGACGATCGACTTGGCCTCCGGTGATGTCACGCTCGGCTCGGCCTATGTCACCGTCTCCAGTGTCAGTGGGACGGGGGCGATCACCGGGTTGTCGATCGTCAACCCTGGGACGTTCTACCACGACAGCGGCATCATCGAGTCCGTCGTGATCGACTTCGCCGGAGCCTACTACCGCACCAGCGACGTTATCGAGTCGGTGACGTTCTTTGAACATTCGCCGCGAGGGCTCTATTACGAAGAGGACGCGACCGCACCGGCCATCGTGTCGCCGATCACGATCAACCTCCAGCAGCGGACGCCGAGTGCCGGCACGGGGGCCGACATCGAGGCCATCGTCGATGACGATCCCGAGAGCGCCACCTTCGGGCAGATCATCGGCCTCGACATCGTGGACGGCGGCGACGACTACCTGGCCGTCTGGACGGCAGACGGCCCATGCTCGCCCGGCGGCATCTACCGGGGATATGCCGGCTACTGCGGCACGACGATCGGCGACGAAGACGTGAACCGAGGCGGTTTGCTCTTCACTCGCGGCTGCCCGGACTACACCTACTCCGTCTCGATCCAGGGGCCGGCGTCCTGATGCTTTGCGACTTCGTATTCGACGCGGACGGCGACCGGCTGCGGGCGACATGCGCGCGGTGTGGCCGCGTGGTCCGCGTGAAAAGCCGCCGCGTGTTCGCGGCCTGCCGGGCGGCCGAGGTCCCGCTCACGGCGGAGCAGCTCGCGGCCGTCGTCAAGAGCGGGGCCGAGCCGGACGGATGGCGGCCGTGGCCGATCGGCGACGCCGTCCAGCGTGGGCTCGCAGCCGTTGGGATCACGGAGGAGCGGATCCAGCGGATGATCGGCGGGCGTGACTGCGGATGCGGTGCCAGGGCTGCGGCGCTGAACGCTTACGGCGAGAGGCTTCAGCGGAGGATACGCGGAGCGGCAAAGGCTGTGGCCGGGTTCTACATCGGCGAGTGACACACCAGTTGACGGATACCGGATCCATGCGAGCCTGCGGAGGACCACCATGCGGAGGCACACGGATGGCGAAGGCCAAGAGCACGCTCGCAGACGCGCTGCACGCTGCGGCAATCCAAGCGCAGGACAAGCCAAAAAACGGCGTCACGCCGTGGTATCTGCGGCTGCCGGCCGAACGGCTGCCGACATACCGCGAGCGCCGCCCCGTGCCGGTCAAGAAGCGGAAGCCCGTCATGGTGGGCGACCTCGTGGAAAACGCCCTGACCAGCGTCGGCATCACGAGGGAGCGGGTTGAGCGGCTGACCCGCACGGAAGGCAAGCCCGGCGGGTGTGGATGCGACGGGCGGAAGAAGTGGCTCAACGAAGCCGGGGCGAAGGTGCAATACGCCGTCCGCGATGCCGGCAAGGCAGCGGCGCAGTTCTATTTCGGCGGCTGACAGAAGACACACCACCAGGAGG